ATTTCATGGAGCACTTTTTACAAATACAACACCCAACCAAAGGATCAATTGCCTTTGAGCCTTTTGAATTCCAACGCAGGCTTGTAAAAAACTATCACAAGAACAGATTCTCGATTAATATGTTGCCTAGGCAAACAGGAAAGACCACATGTGCATCTGGATATCTTTTATGGTACGCTTGTTTTGTGCCAGACTCACAGATACTGATCGCGGCACACAAATACACCGGTGCCCAAGACATTATGAACAGATTTAGATATGCATACGAATCAGTGCCAGACTACATCAGGCCAGGCATATATTCATACAACAGGAACACAATTGAATTCGACAATGGATCTAGAATAAAAGCGACCACAACTACTGAAAACACAGGACGTGGTATGTCCTTGTCCTTGATCTACTGTGATGAGTTCGCCTTTGTGAACCCACCGGACAAGGCCAGAGAATTTTGGACAGCACTTTCTCCGACACTAGCAACAGGTGGTAAGTGTATTATTACATCAACACCAAACTCAGACGAAGATCAATTTGCATTGCTGTGGAAAGAAGCATGTAAAAACCTTGATGAAAATGGTGAAGAGATGGAAGTAGGACAAAATGGATTCGCGGCATTCAGGGCACATTGGTCAGAACATCCTGACAGGAATGATGCTTGGGCAAAGGATGAGAAAGCAAGGATAGGAATAGAACGTTTCAGACGTGAGCATGAATGTGAATTCATCATATATGATGAAACATTGATCAATGCAATCAAACTTGTGGACCTAGAACCAAAAGAACCTGTGGAAAGACACGGACAGGTGCGTTGGTACAAAAAGCCTAGGGCAGGACATGCCTATTTGGCCGCACTTGACCCATCGCTTGGAACGGGTGGTGACTATGCCGCAATACAAGTATTCGAATTGCCAGGCATGATACAGTGTGCGGAGTGGCAACACAACATGACACCCATACAAGGACAGGTTAGAGTTTTGAAGGACATTATCAATCAAATAGATACTACCATTACAAAGCACAGTGAAAAGGCAAGTGAAATATATTACAGTGTAGAGAACAACACCATAGGCGAGGCCGCACTAATGGCCATACAAGATCAAGGTGAAGAGAACATCAAGGGACTGTTTGTATCCGAGCCAATCAGACGTGGACATGTGAGAAGATTCAGGAAAGGTTTCAACACCACACACAAATCCAAGATATCTGCATGTTCTAAATTCAAAGAATACATTGAAAATGACAAGATGGTTGTACACAGCAAGAATTTAATCTCAGAACTCAAGACCTTTGTGGCATCAGGACAATCCTTTTCAGCAAAACCAGGCGAACATGATGACTTGGTGAGTGCAACACTGCTTATATGTCGCATGATTGGCGTGATTGCAGGGTGGGATCAGAAGTTATACACAAGATTAAAGGATAATATTGAAGAAGAGGTTGCACCAATGCCTATTTTTGTTGTAACGTAATTCCGATAAATACAAAAATGAATACCAACGAAGAATTATTCAATCAATTACGAGCAAAGTTCTCAGATTTGACCATGGGAGATGCAGACGCACAAAGCACCACAGATCCCAAAGAAGCACAATTCTTCACATTCGAGTACAAAGATCATCCAGTGAGTGTTACCCTAGGAGAAAATGAACTAAGTGTTTATTACTCACGGCAGATGACAGAGAATCAACCCATGCAAGAAAAGACTGAATGGTTTGAATTTATCCAAGACATTAGAAAATTTGCAAAATCACGCAACTTAGGATTCGATGTGCGTGACATAAGCAAAAGCAACTTGGAGAAAAAAGACTATAAATACCTTGCACAAAACAAAATTGCAGAAAGTAGACGTATGTGGGGCACAAGTAAAACATCATATCATCCATTGCAAACAGCCAAAGTAATCATCAAACACAGCAAAGCAGTTGACGAAGAACAACGTGGTTCTAGATCAAGAAACATCAAAGCAATATTCATACAAAACGAAGAAGGCGAAAGATTCAAGTTTCCTATGATACACCTAGAAGGTGCAAGGGCAATGGCAAGACATGTTGCCAACGGTGGAGCACCATATGATGCATTCGGAAATTACATACAAGAGCAAAGCATGAACCTAGCAAAACTGAGAGGCTTCAGCAGATACATCAACAGAAACGATCTACTAAACACATCAAACGATAGAATAGCAGAAGTAACAGGACAAAAAATTGAAAACATCAAATCAACGATACACAAACTTACAACTCAAAAAGGTTACGAAGTAATCAAAGACAGTTGGAAAGAAACACAGGCAGTTGAAATGACTGAGGCAGAAATTGCTGAATACAAAGACAAACTCACAAAGAAAACTTTCGATGAATCAATGCTTGAAGTACTGCCAATAATACACCAAGCAATCAAAGAAGCAGACAAAGACGCTATGAAACCGGGCGAAGACGAAACATCATCTGCACAAAAGAACAAATCATATGTTGACGGGTGGCTCAAAGGCAACAATCAATTGATACTGAAACCAAACGATGCCGCAGACAACATGTTGGCTAGAACAAAGTTCAAAGACAAGAACATAATGATTGCATCGATACTGAGAGATATCGCAACAAGATTTTTACCACAAGATGACGAAGCAATGAGATTGAACAACTTTGCGGCGGACATGGATTCAGAGATACAACAACAAGGTGAACTGTTTGTGACACCTAAGAAGGATTATCCACAGTTGAAAGCAACTGCAATACAACTGGTTAAGAGATACATCGATGATCTCAAAAAGATGAAAGCAAATCCTCAATACAAAGATGCTGTGCGAATTGATCCACAGGAACTCAAAAAATACAAAAACATCAAAGGACAAGAAGTAGGCAAAAAAGACCTTGGGTACAAGAAGAAGTACAAAGGTGAAGATGCTTTCGAAACTTGGGCAGACTCAGTAACCAAAGAATACGAAGAACCTAAAAAAAAGACTGATGAAGGCACGTGGAAGGCTCCACAAACAGCAGAAGACTTCAGAGACATCACTAAACTTTTAAAAGAACCAATTCCAGTTGGTGTTGACGGAGACAACGCACAAGGCATCATGTATGATCACATTGGTGATGATAGTTTGTTTGATGATCTATATGAATTATCACAAAGCAAAGGTGCTGATGCAGATGCGAGACCAGTTATTAAAAAGTATGCCCAAATGTTTATGCGACAAGCAGAAATGGGTGTTGCCAAAGAAGGCATGTTGGGTTTCATGGCACCTGGCAAAAACCCACAACCAACGTACAAAGACAGAGATTCTAAAGTTGGTGTAAAAACATACGACAAACCAAAAGGCGCAAAAGAGCCTTACTTCAAAAAAGATAAAAATAAAAAGTAGTTGACCTTATAAGTACTTTGTAGTAATATAGTTTATTACTAATAGGCAAATAGGCAAAATAAGGAGGCTCAACTATGGCAACATTAGCAGAAATCCGTGCAAAACTTAAGGCACAGGACACCAAGTCACAAGGAACAGGCAGTTTCGGAGGTGACAACGCAATTTACCCACATTGGAATATAGCAGAAGGTAGCGAAGCAGTACTACGTTTCTTACCAGACAGCGATCCAAACAACACATTCTTTTGGGTAGAGAGGGCAATGATCAAACTACCATTCAATTCAGTGAAAGGCGAATCCACAGGATCTGTACAAGTACAAGTACCATGTATGGAGATGTGGGGAGATCCATGTCAAATACTTGCAGAAGTAAGACAATGGTTCAAAGACAAGTCACTGGAAGACATGGGTAGAAAATATTGGAAGAAACGTTCTTATATTTTCCAAGGTTTTGTGAATGAATCACCATTGCAAGAAGATACCACACCAGAAAATCCAATTAGACGTTTCATTATTGGACCACAGATTTTCAACATCATCAGAGGTGCATTGTTAGATCCAGAAATGGAAAACTTGCCAACTGATTATGATGCGGGTGTAGACTTTAGAATCAACAAATCTTCTAAAGGTGGTTACGCAGATTACTCAACTTCTAAATGGAGTAGGAAAGAATCGGCAATCACAGCAGAGCAAAAACAAGCAATCGACACACACGGTCTGCACAACTTGAGTGATTTCCTTCCAAAGAAACCATCGGAAGTTGAACAGAAAGTGATGAAAGAAATGTTTGAAGCATCAGTGGATGGACAACCATATGATCCAGACAAGTGGAGTCAATACTTTAGACCCGCTGGCATGGCTCAGAGAACAGGTGATCCAGTGAATGCGACAGTGGCACCACAGCCAGCACCAGCAATGGAGGCGACAGTGGCACCAGTGGCACCACAGACTGAAACTGCTCCGGCACCAACGCCAGAACCAGTAGCGACAACTACACCAGAACCAGCACCAGTAACGACACCTGCGGCGACAGATAACAAAGCAGAAGAAATACTGGCAATGATTCGTGCTAGACAAAAATAAATTTACATATAATAGTGCGTAGAAATACGCACTATTTTTTTTATGAAATTATCAAAACCATATTTTTTGCGACATCGCCCAAAAGCCAATGCGATCAAAAATGACATGAAACTACCATGGTTAAAACTATCACTAGATATTCCAACAGCAGATATATTAAAAGAATTCGAACAAGTAAAAGATCAACTTGTGGCACACAGGCCAGACGAAACAATAATGCACGAACAACACAACGGTTGGCACAGTCTAACCATACATGGTGTTGCTCCTGCCATAACAGATCAAACTGAAAAAGAAATGCCACACACTTGGACCAGTGTTGCAGATCAATGTTTGACGACAAAACAATGGATCCAATCAAACTTTATAATAAACAACAATACCAAAAGAATAAGATTCATGTATCTCGAACCCGGAGGCTGGATATTGCCACACCATGATAGAAAAACTCACATGTTGAAAGAAATAAATGTGGCAATCACAAATCCACAAGGTTGCATATTTCGTATGATGGATCGAGGCGATATACCTTTCAGTCCAGGAACTGCATTTATACTTGATGTTGCAAATAAACACATGGTATGGAATAACAGTGACGAACCAAGACTGCATATAATACTACACACAGATATAGAAGATACAACAATCGAGGAAAGTTATGAGA